ATTTGATAGAGCTTCCCGCCTCTATCTATGATTCTGAAAGTTGTTTTCCCGTCAAACATTAAGTCCTTGTTCAGGGGATACGAAATCACCTTGCCATCTGCGTAGGTCACAACAACCTCATCGGCAGTCACCTTGTACTTAGACCCTTCCGGCAGCTTCATCTCACTGGTTTTTAACTGAGCAGGTTCGTCAGGAACCATTCCCGGTAGCGGAGGCATCGGAGCAGGTTCGTCAGGAACCATTCCCGGTAGCGGAGGTAGCGGAGCAGGTTCGTCAGGAACCATTCCCGGTAGCGGAGGGAATACCGCGCCCTTCGGTTCAGCTATGGGCAACATTTCCTCGACAGGTCTTGCGTCTCTGGGGCCAACGTCCTCGGCCTTGGGTTGAAGCACTCTCGGACTAACCGCCCTGCCTTTGTCGGAACCTCTGCCGCGTTCGTAGTCGGCCCATACGTCCATCGCAGTTATTACCCGGATTGGTATGCCCTTTTTCTGGTCTTCACCGAACCTCAGTGCCTCGATTTTAAGCCCAGCATTAGCCCTCTGTATCCATCTGTCGGCAAAAGAGTCGGTTGGATTGCCTGTGTCCCGGTACTGCTCGGATGGCAACATCGATGCCGGGTCAACATTATCTTTCAGCACCCATGTCCTGAATGTCATCTTGCCGCTCGCATCGTATCCCGTTACGTACTTATATGGAACGTCCGCGCCAGTGTCAGCAGCCTTCTGCTTGCCGTCGTATGTACTGTATATTTCCTGTATAGCTCTCTCCAGCTCGAATGGGTTTGTAGCTTTCTCGCCCAACCCACTTATCAGGTCACTCTTATAGCCCCTGCTCTCTGCGGCAGAAACCAGCTTTTCGTTGGTGTAGACATTTTTCTTCGCATCCGCATCCCATCCATCCTCAAAGATTCTGTTGTATGCTCCTTGCAGATCACGCAACTCAAGCAGCTTATCACGCTCCTTCTGGGCCGCCGTCCACCCTGAGTCTACTACGCCAAGGTAATCTTCGGAGGGGTATTCCCCGTGAGTTTGATAGTACAATGCCTTGATCGGATTGTAGAAGTGTCTCCGAACATTCTCCTTTGTGGCCATATACGCATCCTGAGCAGCCCTCTTCTTGACCTCAAGCCCCCTGTCATCTGCATCGAGTATTTTGAGTCCCTTATTGTAACCATTCCTCCATCTCACTCCGAGGCGGCTGCGTGGGTTGATGTATTCAGGAAAGCCCCACCCAAACAGAGCAGCCAGCTCTCCCTGCGACTCAGACGACTCTTCATTAAGAAGGCTATTTTCAGCCTCCAACTTGTCCTTCTTGGTTCTACTATACTTAAATTGATCAAGGTATGCAGCATAGTCCCTCCCCTCCCATAAATCTGCTCGGTCTTGATCCCTCTTTCTCCCGGCTTTCTCCGCTTCATACTTATATGGCAGAGAGAATGCTAACGCTTCCCTCTCTGAAGCGGGTAAGTAATCGAGTTCATCTGTTACTCCAGCCCTCCGTAGCGGCCCTTGTGTGCTTGGGTCTTGGGACTCCCTTACGCCAGACGAAACCCCCAAGTTCTCAAATCCTCGAATTGTTTGGAACTCTTTTCTAACTCTTTCGTCTTTCGCACGAGCTAACTGCTTCTGAAGTTGCGCCTCAGCATAAGCCCTGTCTTCGCGCTTCTCCTGCTTCCTTGCCGCGCTCTCCCAAGACTTCTCAAACGCTGGCGCGAAGCCCTTACCAAATCCTCCCCAAAAATCAGCCATAAATCATTTTCTCCTGTGTTATGGAAACCATTTATCAAAGGCTTTCTGGCCAAACCCACCAGAGAATCCTCCGAGTATAGCTCCAGCCGCTTGCCCAGCACCGCTAGGCTGCATAGCCATTTGAGCTTGGTTCCCCCAGATTCCTGCTTGAGTGCCGAAGTTGCTTGCAGCCATTTGCTGCTGCCCCTGTAACATCCCCATTACATTAGTGGGCTGGTACGTCGGGGGTTGATACATCCCTGCTGCTGACTGTTGCGCCCCCGGCCCAGTCATGCCGTACTGCGCGGCCACAGGTTGCAGCCCGCTAAAGGATTGCAGGTTTGACATCTGTTGCTGCCGCATCTGATCCTCTGTCATCGTCTTCTGCATGGACGATGCAAACGCCTGTTGAGCAGCCTGATTGCGCTGCGATAATGCCTGTTGTTGCCTCGCGAAATCAGCTTGAGCAGCCTGATTGCGTTGGTCAGTTGCCTGAACGCCCATTGCAAATTGTGCCTGACTCGCTCCTGCCTGTTGCCCCAGCGCAGAAATTAGCCCTTGATACTCGGACTCCTCGGCTTGGTTGCGCTGCGCCATTGATGATAATTCATCGGCCCTCTCCCGCATCCGCTGGCTGGTATCAAATTCAACTGACTGCGCTCCCAATCCAAACTGTTGCCCGCGAGTTTGGTTCATCTGGTTAACTATGCCAGAGAGGTTGGCAAACTCCTGCTGCTCGGCCTCTGTCCTCTGACTCAAAGCACCCAGTTCATCAGCCCTTTCCCGCAGTGCAGCCTCCTGATCCGCGCCTAATCTCTGCATCCCCATGCCGAACTCTGCCTGTGCGGCTCCTCCGCGTTGCTCAATCCCTAGCATCCGATTGGCTAAATTCTGCTGGGCAATCCGAGCCTGATAATCCCCCGCTGTCTGGCCTGACCCCAAGTACCCCATGAGATCGGACATGGCAATGCGCTGCCCAGCCTCTTCCGCCTCACGAACAGCCGCCGCTTCCTCCAGCACCGCTCCACCGCCGAAGATATTTCCCAGAGCAGCCGCCCTTCCCCGTGCGCCTCGCCTCGCCTCATCCGCCATTAACCGTGCAGTCTCGCCCGACTGTGCTTTCCTAATGTACTCCCTCTCCGCAAATTCACGCCCCGCAAGGCTCTCCGGGTCAACGGGGATTTCGGGGATGTCAGTCAACCGCTCCAGTGTGGGTGCATCCTGCGCCCGCTCTAGTGCTGCCATCTCGCCCAACCTGCCAAACTCCGGGGCTTCAGCCCTCGTCATCTCCGTCAAGGTCGGGGCGGCTCCGATCCTGTCCAAGTCACCAAACTCTCCAGCCCGCTCGTAGGTTGGGATGTCGCCCGCAACAATCTGCCCCAATTCCGGCACTTCACTGCTCACCCGCTCCATCAGGTCAGGATCAACAGCCCCCACCAGTGATGGCAGGTCGGGCAGTTGTCCCGGCGTGTAATCTTGCGCCAGTTGCCCAAGCAATTCGCGTGCGTCATGCCCAGTCGGGTCGCTTCTCTCCAGCAACTCATTGGCTTGGTCAACAAAATCTGGGCCGTACTTCTCGGAAAAATCCAACAGGAAGTCAGCGTGTTCTGCTCCATATTGCTTCTCCCATTCCCAACGCTTAACAGCGCGGTCAATGTCGCCCATCCCGGCAAAGTCAACGTCCACAGCCTCATCGCGCTCGACAAGTTCCCTCTCTCCGATAACATTCCCGTTTGCGTCGTAGGAAGTCTTGAAATACTGATTGGCCGTGATTACATCGCCATCAGGACTTTCGTACCCGGTAAGCGTCTTGACCACCGATGTTAAGGGCTGACTTCCAGAGAAGCCCTTTTTCCAATCCTGAACACCGGGGTCTGTGTAATTCTGAACCTCTTCTGAATGCCACGGCTTCCCAATCAGATGATCCGCAGCCGTATAGGGGTATTGTCTGCCGTTTCTGTGCGTTATGATGAACTCACTTAACTCGCCCTTTGAGTTTACGGTTGCTGTAATTGTGTTGTTGTTGCCACTTTGCACAGAAAAGTCCGAAGGGCCGCTTGTGTTTATCGTTTCGCTGGAATAAACAGGCTCATATCCAGTAGGAACATCAGTCTTTACTTTCTCATACTTTATCCTAGAACCGTCTTCGCTCCTGACATCACGCATCAACTCCTCGCCAAACTCCATCGCCCGCGAGAGCTTCGCCATGTGTTCCGCCGTCTCAATGTTTGCCGCCGCTATTTCTGATGCGGTTGGCGGCGTTGGGGCTTCTGGTACGCTAGGTTTTCCCATAACTTATTCCTTGATTAAACGTCTCCGTGCCTTATCCATCGGCACACAAATTATCTTTTCGTTATGCTTGGGTCGTACCCAAGCAATTAAATCACAATCCTTTCCGAACTTCTCAAACATCTCCGTAAACAGTTCCTTCATCACACCCCTCTCCTTCGCCACAGTCGCGTCCACATAACAAACCTTCCCGCCTGTATCACAGTAATCACTACGACACCCTTCCTCATCATCCACATAACGCAACAAGGCCGCGCCCACCAACCTGCCATCCCTGACCGAAACCAAGTATCTCTGTTTGACGACGAACCAGCGTATCCAAGTCAATAACCTGTCCAACGGCCAATCCCGGCAGTGATCCAGTTCGTACCGGAACAGGTTCGCTATCCTGATCGTAATGGCGTCCACGTTGCTCATACTTCCGGCCTTATAGGTTGTCCAAAGGCACTCGACTGAACAGAATGCAGGGCCAGCCTCCCCCCATCCGCCTTCACCTTGAATTGTAACTGATTGAACCTGCCCTTGGATACCATATTAAACCCCTTGCGAATCAGGTTAGTGGAGGCCGGGAGGGAAAGGCTCCCTTCCAAGGTAGACGAGCTAGAGGTCAAGTCCTTGTAATAATTGATGTCACCCGTGATTGCATCCGTGTGGATGTTTCCAAAGTTAAATTGCGTTGAGTAACCTATCTTGTCGCCCCACGTTTCGCCAAAGGTATAGGCTCGCGTATGGATATAGGATTCGTAGGTTGAATTGCCGTCCTTATACTCCGCAATGGTGGTGGAGTCTTCCGGTGCGGTGTCGTCCCAAGTGTACATCTCCCCGTTCTGCGTCCCCATGTTCAACTTCAATTCCCCGCTAAACGCGCTGATTACAAAACTCCTAGCCTCCCATCCAGACCAGTGACCGCACCACGCGCCAGCCAATAGGTTGTAAACCAGCACAGTGTCGGGTGTGGCAGCTGAATCAAGGGGGACAGACAGCATATAACGGTTCCGCCAGTAAATTGCTGTGCAAGTGCTGACCGCAGCCTGATTTATACGCCCAATATAGTCGTTAATGTTTCGGCTAACAGGCAGTGAGATGTCCGTCTCCGTGCCAGCCTGAATAGATTGCAATGACCTCACGCCATCGCGGGAAAGGAACATAACATCCGCGCCCACTTGCTGAACTGTGCCGTCTGCCACGCATCCAGTCCGGTTATTGACCAACTTGATGCTCCATTGAGAGGCTTTGAGTGTCGGATCGGCGTTAACCTTGTAAATGCTCCTTTCCTTGAACACAAACAGGTCAAAGTTCTGTCCGGGCATCAGGGCAGTGATGGGATCACGGTCATTACCAATCCGAAGGTTATCCGCCGCCAAATCCCAAGCATCACCATCAAGAATCTGGCTGCAATACAATGTGTCAGCCGGGACATCCTCATCTGCGCTGGTAGCGAACAATCTGTTCGTGTGGGTTACAATAAATTTCGGTTTACTGGGTGTCTGGGTGACATTGGCTGTCCCAGCCGCATCTGTGCCGCCCGTGAAGGTCACAGCGGGGGTGGAGTCCTTGTCGTAGCCAGTTCCCTCGTCAGTGATGGTCACACTAACAACTGATCCATCATAGCCAAGCACCGCTGTGCCTGTTGCCGTGTCTCCTGCTGATGGAGCAGCAATCGCGACGGTTGGTACGGCAATATAACCGCTGCCGCCTTCTGAAATGGTTATGCTACTAATTTGACCTGCATCAATGGAGTCGGCTTCCACTGGGTCAACGCTTCCGTTAACGTAACGCAGGTCAGCCACTCCATCAGTGTAATACATCCGGTTATTCAACTGGGCAAACCTCACCTTGGCCCCCGACGAATAGGTTGCCCCTGTCAGGAGAGTAAACGAACCCGCCTTCGTAACTGCCTTCAGGTAATCCGATCCATCAGCAATCATAAGGTACTCGTTGCTGCCCGTGTCGAAGTATCCAATGGAAAGAACAGGGGCAACCAGTCCCTCCCAGATTCCATCCTCATCTTCCCAGTTGACATTTACATCTTCCCACACCAGATACCCCGCAGAAAGGCTTGTGCCACGGCGAGTCACAGCATTGCCGAATTGGTCAAGGTCAATGTTCTTGCCTTCCACATACGCATTCTCCGGTATCAGGTTGGCGCGGGATGCACTGACTTGACCGCCAACAAAGCTGTTGTTCCCGTCCAGAATCAACGGGTCATCCAATGCTTCATTTGCGATAATAGGCATTAGTCAATAAAATCCTGTCTCTGCCAGTGGTTTGGAACTAGGGGAATGATCCGGTTGATCTTGGCGGGTTGTACATTGTCCAAGTCATTGCAAATCTGCTTTAATCCAGCCGCCTCGGTGTACTTGGCCTGTGCCTTCTGGTATTGCATGGAGCGTTCCAGCATATCGCCCTCCGAGTACGCCAATAAAGCATTGTCAGCACCCAATATCTGCGGGGAGTCGCTGTCACCCATCTCGGTGAACTTCAATTTGCCAAGAGAATAGAGTGTTCCAGCATTTTTAGGCGTGGGGATGGGCTTGATCCGGCAATACCCACTGGCATCAGGTGGTAACGGGACAAAGTTGGTAGGGTTCGCCCTGCGAGTAGTGGTGTTCTCCCAGATATTGGGGTCTAACTGGAAGAAAGTTATCCAACTTGACCCAATCAACTCCAAGCCGTCCACCTTCCCCGTCTCGGTGAACCTCGTTGCCACCACAAACTCCAGCCTCGGCGCGGTGGAAGCCACCGTGGAGGAGGACGGGTAGTAAAATACAGTTGGATCGCCCGATAACGTAAGCGTCTCGTCCTCGGCACTGACATCCTTCGCAACCACCCCCAACGAGTTAGTCCATAACCCTCCTTCCCACAACATCCGGTAACGGTTGTTGATGAACTTCTTACAGGCCGTCACAGAGGCAGTCTCCGTGTCGCTCAACTTGGTCGTTATCTGGTCTGCCAGTTCCGTTAATGTCATTACCTATTCCTCTTCAGGCGGAAGCCCGACAGCATACCAGCCTTCGGGTAGCCTCACCTTGTTCTTGGAAAGAACCCATTCGCCATCGCGCTGGAAGTAAACCTTCCCCCTCACGTCTGGCCCGATCCTTACCATTGCTTCATTCGTGTCCACGAAAACGACCCTTGTCGTCCCGCAACTGGTCACGAACACGCTTACGAACGCGATCACGCAAATCCTTGTCAACTTCTGCATCACTCGCCTTAACATCCTGCTTAACTTCGCTCTTTATTAGACCGCCAAGCCACTCAAGAATCGCCTTGAGTAGTGCAGCCATTACTTCTTCTTCGCCGCATACTCCTTCAGGGCGTCCACTACCGACTGCCCGCCAATGTATGCCGGGACAATTATCACAACCGCACCGATCAGCTTGTCAGCCACATCAGGTGAAATGTTGAGCCATTCAGTTGCCATGACTATCAGCAAGCCGCCAATCGCCATCCACAGTTTCCGTGATTTTAGTTTATCTTTCATTTGTCTTTTAATAGCTTCGCGAGCTTAACCGATGTCCACGCAATCGTGATTGCGAGCAGCAAGATCGACAGGCCAGTTTCCACGGAATCAAGGGTTGTCGCGCCTAGAACGGCCCCATTCACTCC